TATATGGGTTTACCAAAAGAAGTTACCCCCACCAGATAAACCAAGTTGTTTTGCATAACGTGGCAAGTTACATGCCCAATATCCTGCTTTTGTTTTATCTTTTTTGTTTGCACAATCGTGTCTTGCAGCAAAAGATTTTCTTGCTTCTTTGTCGTTTAACTTAACTTTTAAACCAGAGGTATCGCCCCAAGAAACTTTCTTTACTTTGTCTCCGTCTTTGACATAAACATAGTATTTCTTAGAACCACCAACCTTTGGTTTATTTAGTTCAACGTCTTGTCCTTGATACTCAGATTCCATCATAGGACAATCCAAAGGAACATGTTCTCCATCATATGTGTCGTATTTACCGATATCACCTTCCAGTAGTTCTTTATCAAAACCAACTGGACTTAATTCACCTCTCTCGTAAAGGCTTCGTTTTTCGTTAAAAAATTCGTAGTATTTTTCTGAACCAACACGATATTGGTTAGATTCAATCAAACTAGATTCTGCACATTCATTACAGCAATCTGGTGTTCCACAATTAAGGTGTTCCTTAAATGAGAAAACTTTCTGGCCTGGGGTCATTTTTTGCCTTTCTTGTCTACTAGCATCAGTTCCGATTTCACGAGAATCTTCAATCTCTTCTTTCTTACCTTTTGCTTGTTTCCATAAATCTGCGTCAGCAGTTGTTCTAGTCTTACCCCCTGTAAGAAAAGAATTCACTCTTGCAAATGCCCACTGTTGTGGGGTCGTGCCTGGGCGGTGTCCTGTTTTCCATGCAGCCATTCCTCTGTCATATACCTTCTTTAGAATTCCATAAGGTACACCAGATTTTTCTGCTTTCGTAACAAGTCCTTCAATCTTCTCATCTAACTGAAAATCTTCTTTGGCAACACAGTTTGGCACCATCTTACCATTCTTCTTTTTCATACCAACTTGTTTGTGAGTATCCCAACAAGGGTCTTCTTCACCAAACATGTCTTTAAATTTCTTTGTACTCTTCGATGGTTTTGTCTCTGCATCTGCATCGCCTGGAGCAGGGCCGTCTTTACCTTTTGCAAAGTGTGCCGCACGTTTCTGTTTAGTAGATTTAGACATCGCATCACCATCAGCATCTTTTGCATAATACTTCGCTGGTTCTGTGCCTTTTCTATCTTTAATATCTTTGTCTTGTTTTACTTCATACAACCACTTCTTATGTATTGTACCATCATCTTCTTTAAATGTAACGTAATTAGTTCCTCTACGGATAACTACGCCAGAGACACCAGTATAATTATCTTCTACAATATCTCCTACACAGAAAATCTTATTCTCTATGTATAGGTCACGAACAACATCTTCATCTGTCATTACATTTGTTCTAGGAACAAAAGACTCACGAACACCCATGTATTTACGAACATCTTTAAATAGAGACATTCCTTGTTTAAAGTTTCTTGGAAGCCCACCTTTAAATGAATCGAAATCATTTGCAACTGCAGCTGCTCTCATTTTAGACGCAGACATTCCAGTAACACCTTCTGCATCTGGGTCTCTTTCACCAGCAGATACAACTTCTATGTTATCAAATCCATAATAACCGTGTCTACCATCAACACCATTATATTTGTTTAGTAATGTTTCGAACTCTGTAACTCTGTCAGAACCAACAACCATTATGATTGACTTGTGTCCTTTGTTGTGTAGTGAAACTGCAATCTCAAATACTTGTCTTGCTTTATCTACTTGTAAATTTCTTGCATGTTTTGGAAACATCTTTTTCATGTATGCAAGTTTCTTTGCATATGGTAAAGGGTCTTTCTTTTCGTTCTCTGAATGAGATGCAAAGACATAATAAGAAGCACCATTACTCTTAGCTTCTTTTGCAACTTTATCTAGTAATTTTTCATGTCCTGTAGTCGGGGGATTAAATCTACCAAATGTAAATACAGCAGTGTCCCCACGAGCTTCTATAATTTCAGAAAACTTTTTCATTTGTCTCCACCCTGTCTAATCTTTTTCATGCGTTCCAATTCTTGTTTTTTTAATTTTACCATCATCTTCTTTGCAATCTTCTGAATCGCCATACCTTTCTTTGCAACAATACGATTATCAATCTCTACTCTTGCAGCAGGTGGCAATTGCATATACTTCGCTGGACTTAACCCAGCAAACTTTTGAAGAATTAACATCTTTGCAGCTTTCATTGCACGTTTATGTAACATGTCTGGAGTTGCAAGTTTCTTTTTCTTTCGTGCAACCTTTGCTTTGAATGCAGATGACTTTGCCATCTTCGCCATTCGTCTGCCCATCTTACGTCTTGTTGCAATAGACATTGCTTTCTTTTCAGTCAGTTCAGATGTTAATTCTGTAAACTTCTTCATCTGTCCCATGCCTTAATTGCTGTGAAGTTGTTAAAACTAAATTCCATTCTATCAACTAACTTTACTGCATTACCACTAACTCTGTCAATAGCAACAAACCCCTCTGGGTTAACTACTTTGTATCCATTTGAAGTTCTAATGAATGTATCAGTTAATTGCTTAACACTATTTAGTTTCTTAACAATACCCATCTTGGCTTCAATAAGATAGTTCTGAAACAGAACAACCTGTTCTAAATTCTTTGTATGTTTCTTTAGTTCTCGTAACATCTCTTTCTTCTCATTCTCTACTTTAGATTGAGACTTTTCTGTTTTGAGACTTTTAATTCTTTTATCGTAAACACCAGATACCCACTTCAAATAACCTTCTGCATGTTTCTTAGGGTTATTGATTGGTTTACCTTCTCGTACTTTACTATTGTAATATGTTTTTAATGATGCACCAGCAAGATTACCAGTGAATGTATCTTGAAGTCTTAAAAACTTATTTAACCCAGCTGAATTAATCTTTTGGAATGTTTTTCCAGCACCAGACAAAGACTTAGTAACTGCTTCAGTTTCTTTAGTTGTCATTGTCGCTTTGCCACTAACATCCTTATAGGTAGCGTCATCCATCCAAACTGAGGATGGTGTACTGAGTCCTTTAATGTTGACACCAAATGACGCTTTCATGTCTTGGAGTGCGTCACCAGTATAAGTGGTGTGCCACACGATTCCAATTTTTGAACTTTTAATCTTCATTCCAAAGTCACTATCAACAGGTACAGCATATACAATTGTATTCGGTTGGAATGTATAATAACGTAAATTATCTATTGTATCTGTTTCCACATCATCTGTCCACATCAAGTCGCCTTGAAGTACACCCGTGATTCCCAACTTAGAGAATTCTGTAAGTGCAATCTTGAACTTTGAATTTAATGCACCAGATAGTCCATCATCGTCAATCTCTTTTGCAGTCTTGTATAACTTAGGAGTTGCATTGAATACTGATTTCTTTGCAACGAAAAACTTACCATCTTCTGGGTCGATACCAGCAAAGATTGCTGGAGCGCCATCCCATTTAACTGTCATGTTTACAGATGAACGTGATTCTCCTGCCAACATATCTCTAAGGGAACGGACAAAGTTAATTGCAGCTCTACCACCAGACACACCAAAATTTAATATCTCATCTTCGATATGCTCTAAGTGTAGATTCTTTCCACCCTTATCTTCAGTTATATATTTACTAAAATTAATCAAAATTAATATCCTTACTATGTGTAATACTAGGTTCTACACCCAAAAACTTCATCATTGACATAGTACTCTTTTTAAAGAACTTAGTTGCTTTATTCCAAACTCTACTAAAAAATCCTTTTACTTTTGCAGTAAGATTTTTAAACAAACGAATCTCAGTAAGAATCTCACCGTTATTATATGCATCTATCTCTTCATCCATTGCATTAACAATAAGTGAAACAACAGACCAGAAATTGTATTCTCCAGTTTTCTTCTTGTTCAAAACTCTACCACTTGTTTTAAATCTTGCTTGCAATTTCATTTTATCTGCAATGTAAGAGCAATAGTCATCATCGTATACACTTTTAATTTTTACACTGTTACCATCGTGAGAAGAGACTAACATATACTCTGCAGCTGCAGCATCTGATTCTCCGAACTTTTCAAATCCAGACATTGCTTCACGAGCAAATGCAACCTTAAACTCTGGGGATTGTTCGAATAACAACCCTAGTTCAGTCATACATTGTTTATGTGCAGCTTCTCCAGCATTAACAACTTCGTTTTCACGAGACTTAATAATTCCACGCAATTGACTAGGTGCAAGAGTGTTTGTAACAAATGATTCTAAGATACCCTCAACCTTTTTAAATTGTGGGTTTTTCTGAAGTGATTTTGAGGTATTCTTTATTGCCGCATAGAATGTTGCAGTAGATTCAGATTTACCACCAGACATAAGTTGTGCAGCACCAATCTTTAAAGAGAAACGCATAGTTCCAATTAGTATATCTGTTTTTGGAGTTTTGTTTGTTGCACCATATGAAGTCCAGAACTTAGTTAATTTAGTAGATGCTCTACCATACTGTTCTGCTTGGGCGCCTGCAAGACTTGAGTTTGTTTTAAGAACATACTCTGCAATACGTTTACCAGATTCAAGGACTTGTGGGTTTGCTTCTAAAACTTTTAATGTCTTATCAGTAATGCCAGTCTTAGAGTCGAGTTCACGCTCATGTAACTCGTACCAACCAATAACTATGGCTGCCTCATAATCCTCTGCCTTAACTTTTGCTTCCGTAAGGAAGTTCTGGAAACTCTGCATTTATCAATTTCTCCATTTGCACAAATAATATTACAGTTCTATTTATAATATCAAATTATTAGGAAGTCAAGATAAATTACACCTTTATGTCATTAAACTTGTCATAACGTGCAGATATTGGTGATTTATCGAATGTTGGTGTGTCACCTTGTCCACTATCAACAATATCATGTTGTGCTTCCTGTTCTACATCATACAGTTTCATTCTTGCTCTGTCAATACCTAAAACAAATCTTTTGTTTGCGCCTGGGTCGTTATAACGATTCTTCAACTGTTTTACCATAATCTGGTTGAGTTGTTCTAACTCTTCAGTTGTAATCAATGCAAACATCAAGTCAGCAGTCGCAGGCAAACCAAATGATTCTGAAGTATCTTCTAGTCCTACATCAGAACTATTGAAACCACCACGAGTAGTTTGAGTTGCAGACATA